GCTGAAACGACTGGTGTCCCGGCTGGTACGGTTCTTACTCCGTTTTCCGGGTCTTTGAAGGCCGGACAGCTTGTCAAGGACAAGAAGTTCACCAGCCGTATTATTGTCAAGGTTGATAATGTCACCTTCGAGAACTGCTTGTTTGACTTCAATGACGGCGTATGGCTGGCCGACGCTGAGGAAGCCAATAACACCACATGGAAGAACTGCACGTTTAATGGCCGCAATGGCACGATAAACGCAGTTCACACCGGCAATAACGGCAAGGTCATAGGCTGCAAGAGCACTGGCGTCGAGAACGGCATTACGTTCGGATCGGGTACGGCTCTAGCGGAAGGCTGCTACATAGCCGATCTGCTGCGCACCAGTGGCGACCCGCACTATGACGGTATTTCCGTGCAAGGAACGCTGTCCGGCGTCACCATTCGCGGCAACACCATCTATGGGTGGGACACATCGTGCATCTTCGTCAAGGCTGAATGGGGCAAGCAGTCCAATATTCTGATTGAGAACAATCTTCTCAGAAACCAGCCCGGCAAAAAGACGGCCTATACCATCTATACGAACGAGGGAGGCCCCGGTGGCATCGCCACACAGGTTGTTGTTCGCAACAACAAGATGGAGAAGGGCAACTGGGGCTACTTCAGCATCCGTGACAGTTCCAAGGTCACGCTTTCCGGCAATACGGACCTGTCCGGCAATCCGATCAACTAAGGGAGCGGGAAATGACCGCTGCCTATGGCTCGATAAGCCGCAAGGCATACGGAAGCGCTACAACAACCAGCACCAACGTTCCGTCAGGTACAACGGCTGGCGATCATCTGCTCTATGTGCAGATCAATGCCAATAGCGGCACGGCTGTTACGGTAGGGCTGCCTACAGGGATTACGCGGCTTCAGGGCTATACGCCGCAGACAGGAACGGACGGCTCATTCGGCTGGCGGCTGGATATTGGCGAAGTCATAGCCGACGGAACCACCAGCTACAGCACGACGCACTCGTCAACGAACACTGAAACGTTGATGATCCGCACCACCGGCAGCGGTACGCTCTCGGTGGACGTGTTCTCGCAGGCTAACAGGGTATCGCCTCCCGGCGAAGTTGTAACGGCAGGTTCAGTAACGACTACTGAATCAAGCGATCAGCTGTATTTCATCAGCCTGAATTGGGATGAGGTAGCATACACTCCGCCAACTGGCATGACGGAACGGCAAGATAGCCTATTCCTTTATCTTGCGTCGCAGTCCCTGTCGTCATCTGGCGCGACCGGCACGCGCACCATAGGATCATCGACAACCAACCCTTGGTTCGCAAACCTCATAGCGATCAAGGATGTATCTGGCGGCGGCGGCTCACAGAGCATTACCGGGGCGCTCTACACCAACAGCAACACGTTCTACGGTGCGACTGTTGCACCGGGAACTGCTACTGTTTCGGGCGGCCTGTTTACCAACAGTCAGACGTTCTATGGGGCAACTGTTGGTCGCGGTGCGGTCAATATCGGCGGCGCTCTTTATACGAACTCAAACGGTTTCTTCGGAGGCACCGTTTCAGCGTCCTACACAATTCAGGGCGCCCTGTTCACGGACGGAGACACATTCTACGGGGCCACGGTAAGCCCCGGCTCGGTGACAATCGGCGGTGTGCTGTTTTCAAATAGCAACGCATTCTATGCAGCGGCTGTCAGCCAAGACGGCGCACCTCAGAACATATCAGGCGCACTCTACGCCAATACGCAGACGGTTTATGCGGCAAGCGTTGCGGCCAAATATTCAGTTGCTGGCGCGCTTTATTCTGACCCTGACACGTTTTTTGCAGCAACGGTTTCGCAGCCAGTTGCGCAGAATATTTCAGGCGCAAGGTACGACAACGACAACAGTTTCTTCGGGGCTGTAGTTGGCGGGAAACGCGATACTGGCGGGAGCGGCAATCAGGCAGGCAGAGCCAAACGCCGCCGCAGCATCAACGACGATCCTGAAGCCTTTGCGGAACTGCTCGAAGAATGGCGCGAGAAAAAGCGCAACAAGCAGGCCAAGGACGAGGCAAAACAGGAAGTTTCGCAGCCTGAGCCGGACGAAATCGGGCCGGAACTGTATCGCCAGCTATTGGCGCTTGAACATGCCTACGAACGCAGCATGGAAGCGGCGGAAAGGCTGGTTTCCAAGCGCAATATTCGGGCTGCAATGACAGCAGCACATGAACTCGAAGACGCCCAGCGCGCCTATCAGGCCATGCTGGACGATGAGGACGAGGAAATTATCGCTCTGTTCGCAGCGTAACGGATCGCAGGCCCGCAGCCTGTGTTCGCCCACCGCAAGCGCGTTGCGGGTCCGCCAGTGGCAGCGCACGCCACAAATCAGGTGACAAATGTCAGATATCGAGAATGCGGACGGCCTGTCCGCAGAGGAACAGTCGTATTTCGAGAGCCGGGGCGAAAAGGCACCGGAAGCAGTTGCCCCAGCCGAGCCGGAAACCGGCATAGAGCATGGTAGCGAGGCCTCAGACGGGCAGGAAGGCAAAGAACAGGGCCGTAAAATGGTTCCTGTCAACGCCCTGCACGAAGAGCGCGAGGAAAAGAAGGAATTACGCCGCAAGCTTGAGGAAATGGAGCGCAAGCAGGCGGTTCTTGACGACCGCTGGCAGCGCATTCTTGCCGCAAGTGAGCAGCAGCCTGCACCCAAGGCAGAACAGCCGCAAATACCCGATCCAGAGCAGGACATATTTGCAGCCCTGAAATACGAGCGCGAGCAGCGCATGGCTCTTGAGGCCAAGATAGCGGGGCAGGAACAACAGACGGCAGAGCATCAGCTAGTTGCTCAGATGGAACGCCAAATCTGGGGAAAATGGGAATCGGACGGCGCTCAATTCAATCAGTCTACGCCGGACTTTCGCGATGCTGCGCTATTTCTCGCTGAAGCGCGTGACAAGCAGCTGGCCTCTATGGCGGCGGTTGACCCACGCCTTAGTGACAAGGCATATCGCGATTTCGTCATGAACGAGGAATTGAAGCAGATCGTGGTTGGCGCGGGCCAGCACGGTATTTCCTCGGCAGAGCAGATTTACAACATTGCCAAAGCATGGGGCTACACCGGGCCAAAGCCGAAGGCAGACGACGCGGCTGGCATTCAGAAGCTGGCTGATAGCGTTGCAGCAGAGACTTCCTTATCGGCAGCAGGCGGTACGAGGGCTGGCGTTCCCAGCACTTCGGAAGCAGTCGCTGCTATGTCGGATTCAGAGTTTGACGCGTGGTTCGAGAAGAACGGCGTTAAAGGGTTCAAGAAAATGATGCAGGGGCGCTCCTGATGATAAACCCTGTTATCGACCGTTACCCCGCTTCCATTCGCGTCAAATTCCTCCGCGTTGCCTTACAGGGATACGCCAACGAATCCGTTGAGTTGTCTAAAAAGGCAGCCGAATTGGTTGCTCAGATGGAAGAGGCGAACAGCAAATATGCTGAGTTGTCTGTTGAGCTTGAGCAATTGGAAAAGGAGATTACCGCCAAAGGGAACACTGCGGCGGCATAGGTTTGAGTAAACCGTCCGGGGCCGGTTAAGCCCTGCTCGCCGTGCGGAGCGTCAACCGCAAGCGTCACCGCTTCCACGCAGAGAAGCGCTCGCCCTGCATTCGCGGCGTCAAGCGAAAGCACCTCACCAAAACCATCCACCTTTCAAAGGACTGAGACACATGTCTATTGCTACTCAGGGCGTCAATGACGCACTGACAGTGAAGCTGTGGTCCCAGCGCATGGATGTCGAGGCGCTCAAGGAAACGACCGCCTACGAATTCATGGGCGAGGGCGCAGGCTCTCTCTGTCAAATCATGTCGGAAACCAAAAAGGGCGCGGGCGACCGCATCCGTTGGGGTATCCGTATGCTTGCCACTGGTGCAGGCACCACCGAAAACGAAACGCAGGAAGGCAATGAAGAAGGCCTCACGCGCTACTACGACGAGCTTCTGATCAACGAACTTGGTCACGCTCACCGAGTGCGCAACGAAGGCACAATCGACCGCCAGCGCGTTCCGTATGACATGCGCGAGGAATGCTATGACTCGCTGAAGGATTGGTATGCAGATCGTATTGACACTGCATTCTTCAATCAGTTGGCGGGGAATACTGCGGTTTCGGACGGCAAATATCTCGGCTTCAATGCTGCGATTGCACCTTCTTCAACCCGCATTTTCCGTGGCGGTGCGGCCAATACGACCGATCAGGCTGTCGGCGGCGATAACGCGGCAGGCTTCAAGCTGTCGATGATCGACAAGGCAGTTAACCGTGCAAAGACGACTTCCCCAATGCTTCGTCCCATTAAAGGGCTCGGCAAGGACGTTGACTATGTTTGCTTCATCCACCCGGATCAGACGCTCTCGCTGCGTGCTGATACGGCGACGGCTGGCAACTGGTTTGACCTTCAGGGCAAGCGCTTGCAGGGCGGCGAAAAGGACAACAATGGCCTCTATACCGGAGCGTTGGGCATATACAACCGCACGCTGATCGTTGAGAACTATCGTGTCCCGCAAGGGGTGCACTCTTCGACCGGCGCTTCGGTTGCCAACTCGCGTCGTTCCATTTTCTGCGGCGCACAGTCGGCAAGCCTCGCGTTTGGCAAAAACGGCGGCAAAAACAAGTTCAAATGGGTTGAAGACCTCTTCGACTATGATCGTGAACTTGGCGTCCGTTCGAGCGCGATCTTCGGCATGAAGAAGACCGTCTACAATAGTGTCGATTACGGCACCATTGTCCTGTCCACCTACGCCGCTCCGGCCTCTTGATCATAAGGAGAAACGGATATGCCTACAGGGACCGTAGCAACGTCTGCTCGCCAGTTTCACCAGCAGCAGACGCATTACCTTCGCAAGCGCATTCTTGGCACTGCCGGGAACGCGCTTTACACCATCGGCACCATTCCAGCCGGGGCAAACATTTCGCGCATCAGCACGCTGGTGCGCACGGTGTTTTCCGGTGGAACGCCTACGATCAGCTTTGGCCCGTCCGGTACACCGGCAGGGTACTTTGCTCTCGCGGGTGGCCCGGTAACGACTGCTGGACGTAACAACGTCACGCTGATCGCGACCGGCACGCTGGGCGTCGACGCCGATACCGTCATTACTTGCACCACAGCCGGTACGCCGACTGCGGGTGTGGTTGATGTCGAGGTCGAGTACACCGTCGCGAATGACGGCTAAAAACTGACAGGGCGGCTCCTTCGGGGGCCGCTCTTTTCTTGCGTGCGAGGTAACAAATGGCAACATTCGGTGACTTAAAGGCCGAAATTAGCGATGATATAGATGATCCGAATAATGAGTATGGATCGCAGATCGCGTCTGCTGTTCTCGCTGCTATTCGGTATTGCGAGCGCACGCAGTTCTATTTCAACGAAACACGCGAAAAGACGTTCAACACGGTTGTAGGCCGTCAATGGTACGACAAGGACGATCTGGCTGATATTGCGACAATGGTTCGCATTCAGCGCGCGTATGTGACGGTACTCGGAAACACGACTGATTTATTGCTTATCTCGCCGGACGAGATTGAAGAGCTTTCCGACAACACGGCGGCGACGGGGCAACCCTATGGCTACTGCGTGTTTGGGCAAAGAATACGTCTCTATCCCATTCCAAACGGCGTTTATCAGGTGAGGCTGCAACTTGCGCCGTATCGCCTGGCAATGCCCGTTGCAGATGGCGATCAGACAGTATGGACGACTGAGGCTTATGACATGATCAAGGCCCGCGCCAAGTACATAATCTACAAAAACACGCTGAAAGACGCTGCTTTGGCGGCAGAGGCGTTGAACGACTTCAACGATCAGTTTCAGGCATTGAAGGCCGAAACATCCAGCAGGCTAGGGACGGGGCGCATCTTGCCCACGAGCTTCTAATGCCGGTTCTCGATGTTGCTCCTTTCCGACCGGACAACGCACATTTGAACTCGGCATATGCAACCGAGATATGGAATGTTCTCCGGGCGGAATCGTCCTACATTCCGTTCAAGGCGCTGCAAGCTTTCACTGCGCAGGTTGGTGCAGTTCCCCTGGGTGGGATTACCATTCGAGACGATGACGGACTGACGCATATCTTCTGCGGTACAGCCGGCAAACTATGGAAGCTGGATAACACGACGCTGACTTGGGAGGACGTTTCCAAGGCTGCCACGACCTATAGCGCTACGATAGATGAGCGCTGGCGGTTCAAATATTACAAGCCCTACGTGGTTGCGGTGAATATCAACGACGACCCGCAATATTATCAGATCGGGACGTCTACAGACTTTGCCAATCTTCCCGGCACGCCACCGCGCATGAGGCAGATTGCGGTTACAGGTGATCGGCTGTCGGGCGTTGACGACGATACGATGTATTGGTGTGACACGGACGATATTTCCAACTGGACAACGGGAACGTCAGGCTCGCAGAAATTCCCCGATGGCGGCAAGCTTATGGGGTTAACGGATGCCACCAACCCGCTGATATTCCAGAAGGCAAAAATACGGTTGGGGACATTTGTTCCTGGCTCTTTGGAGACGTTTTCGTTCCAGACCTTGCATGATCAACGCGGGGCCGCTGCGCCGTATTCAATATGTACCAGAGGCGCGGTGACGTTCTTTGCCGATAGCGGCGCGTTTTTCATGATTTCGTCGGACGGGCAAATCTCGCCGATTGGGTTTGAAAAGGTTGATCGCACAATCTTCGGTCAGATCAGCGGCGTAGGGTTAACTCGCATATTTGGGGAAATCGACCCATTCTACAGCCGGGTTTATTTTGCCATTCAGGTTGAAAGCACGACTGACGCGTTTGACAGGCTGCTTTGCTATGACTGGCAG